TTGGACTTCGCTTCAGTCAACGTGGAACCACCCAACCATGAAGTCCCTGCAGCGCTATGCGAGTACGAAGAATGGGGATGCAAAAACGCTATCGGGGTCGTATGGTGTGAAAGCCTGATGAGCCCCACCGCCGTAAACTCAAAATCAGATGACCACGGTGTCATGCAAGTCAACCGTTTTTTCTGGGCGGATGTATTTGGGGAAGAGCGCTGGGCGCAACGCTACGATTATGATGCTAACATAGAAATGGGAATCCACATATGGGAGGCAGGGGGATGGAAATGGTGGACGTGCGGGAGAAGGCTCACTATCAACTAAGACGTGCCGTAGGCCGTTGGGCGAACTCATGTCTTTTCATGTAAGCTATTGTGCGGGCAAGTTCAATTTCCCAATACGCATCAAACCAATTATTCGTGAATACAAGCCGTCGGAATATCATCGGCTTCGCAAAAAAGTCTGTTGGACAAACATCCAAAGGGAGGATGAAATGACAGAAAATGCAAAAATAACGGTTAGCTTCACTCAAAAAGTGAGCGAAGCCCCGTATGAAACAGCGGACTATTCGCTCTCCATAGAGCGAACTGTCCCCGAATCAATGGGCGATGAAGGCATTATCGCTGAAGCAAATGCCTTGTTCGCTGATGTAAAGAATGAAGTGCTGAAACAAGCAGGGCAGGAAGTTGACCTTTCTCCTGACGGGGTTGTGATGCGACGCCTGAAAAGCGGCGTTTCCAGGCCTGACGGTGATAAGCCCACCTCATCTGAGGAAGCCCCTGCGAGTAGCACTCCAGTACGACCGAAAGCTTCTGCCCCATCAGGCGGAAAAGTAACTGGTCGTGTCTACAAGCGAACACCGCTTTGCGTAGGCAAGCAAGCTGACGTTCGTCAGGCTGGCTGGAACCTCATTGCTTTCCACCCACAAGAATGGCGAGACGAAGATGGGAACACCATCGAAGTTTATAAAGTCAAAGAAAAAGCTGACGGGACGACTGACACCACCAACCGTGGAACAAGTTACCCCAACTTTTCTATTGGCAAAGACGCTCTTGCTCATTTAGGAATCGAAGTCAAACAAGACTTCGGGATGTGGGTCAACGACGGCGACAGCAATGTCCCTCTCCGCGTGTTCGATCAGGCCGCAGGCCAGACTGAAGCTGACGCAGTGGAATGGGATTGGCTGGCCCGACGCGAGGAGCTTCATTCCTAAATGGAAACCCAGGGAGAAGCCGTAGAGCTTTCCGAGGCCGAGGTCGATGCCCTTTTAGCGGGCGTCGATCTCGACCTACTGGGAGAGCAACAATACAAATGGTTCCGCCCCACTTCAGCGGCAGTGGATGAGTGGGTGGACTATGCCCAACGTGGTGACGACTGTTACTACATGGGTCTTTCAGACATAGACCAAAAGATGAGAGGCATCTGGCCTAGCGACGTTCTAGTCGTTACAGGCAGAGCACACAGTGGCAAGTCCGCTGTAATCCTTTCCTCAATGGCAACGAACTTATTACAGAACCCAGACTTTCATGGAATTATCTACACCCCCGACGAACCAGAGATCTTGGTTGTCTCGAAACTTTACGCTCTTCTTTACCAACGCAATCTTGCGGAGGTGGAAGATGGTTTGCGGACACAAGATCCTGCAGTCATACAAGAGATTGAAGAAGCGAAAGTCTCCTTCTTAGACAGAATAAAAATTTTCCCTAACGCTATGTCTTTCGAACATATGTCGGAAGCCATGCGAGAATGTGAAGATTACTGGCAAGCCAAGGCAGGCTTTGTCATGGTTGACTTCTTAGAGCAACTCCCACAGGCAAGCGGATATGAGGGAGTGTCAAAGGTGCTTAAAGGGCTAAAAGAATGGTCCGAAGCAGAGAAGATGCCAACCGCCCTCATCCACCAATCTGGTAAAGGATCCACTCGTGGTAGCTCCAGAGGGATGGACGATGGCAAATTCAATGCCGATGAATATGCTATACTTCAATTAAACGTATTTAGGAAACGTGATGACCCAAAGCTTTCGGACGCTGAACGACTCATGCACTCGGTTTCAGTATCGCTGGACCTCTGCAAGAACAAGCGACCGCCATGCCACGTCACCCACGACCCCATTGACTATTACATGGATCCCAACTGCGGATTTGTCAGGGACTACTTCGAGTCTGATATCCCACTGGATGACCGATGGGTGGAGTAGAAGATTTCGCTGAGCTTCACAAGGGCGGCTTCATCGCTAACGTAGCGAAAGGAGTAAAGCCTCTTACCCGACAGGGGGACTATGTTGAGGCGTATGGCGAAGAATACGAAGAGCTAATCAAAAAGCATTTAGAAGGTGATGCCAACATTGGCGTGTACCCTCTTTGGCAAAAGAATGGCGTTTGGATGGTCAACTGGGGCGCAGTAGACCTAGACGATGGAGAGATATCGTATGTTCATGCCACGAACTTACAGAAATTACTCACAAAAATGGGTATTACTTCTTGGAAAGAACCATCCAGATCCAAAGGCGTGCATGTATGGGTCTACTTACAGGCTCCTATGGCCGCAAGCTTGGTTAGACAAGCCCTTATTGGGGCGTGCAGAATCGTGGACGTGCCCATTCGCGAGGTGTACCCCAAACAAATATCTTTAGAAAAGGGTTCAATAGGGAACTGTTTGCGGTTGCCCTACCCAGGAGGGCGAACGCCAGGAAAACAGGAGATAGAAGGGTACTCTTGGCAAAAATTCACCAAAGAAGCTTTACTAAACAGGACCCCACCTGCCATAATGCGGAAACTGCTCCCCCTCCACGCCGCGACTGAGCCGAAGAAACTGAAGTATGTTGATCGGGGTTTTCGGCTGGAGGGGGAGTTCCTTGGATTGGCTAAAGAACTATGGGAACAGAACGAACACGAAGATCGAAGCAAGTCTTTATTCGGGTTTGCCACCAGTCTTATTTGGCAAGAGTTTACGATAGACGCAACTCTTGATTGGGTAAGGCGATTCGATGACCGTTTACAAAAGTTCACAGGCCGAGCAGACCGAGAACGTCAACTTCGTAATCTCGTTGAACGAGCAGCGACAGCGATAGGCGACAGGCGTGCCTAAGTCTTACAAATTCACCATACCAGTCCGCCCAAAAGTTAAAGGCAGACCTAGATTTTCTAAAAAAGGTTATGCTTACACTCCTAAAAATACTCGGGACTACGAAAACGCAGTCAAAGAACATTACAAAGGGCCCCTCTTTGAAGGCCCCATAAGCATGAGTGTGGTCTTTAGTTCCAAGCGAGCGCAAGTGACCATCACACAGCTAGAAGGAGAGGAAAGCAAACTCCGAGGAGATACTACCAACTACCTTAAAGCGATAGAAGATGCCTTAAACGGCATCGCTTACGCTGACGACATTCAAATTCAAAGAATTGTCGGGAGGAAAAAATGAATAAACCGTTCCATCAAGGAAGCTACCAAGAGCGTTACGTCAAGATGGGAGATGAAGCTGAAACAGCTTTTGAAGAAAGAAACGAATCTTGGGTTAGGTACGGTTTGAACCGCCCACCGTTCCATATACACAAAATGCCGTTGGGAGTTAGATATACTCCTGATTACTTACAAGGAAACCCTCAGCGGCTTGTAGAAGTGATGGGAATGGGCAAAACGCCGCTGAAATTAAAATTGGAAAAGATATCTGCGTTGTCTTGGTGGGACCACTCGGGAATGGACTTATACTTTTGGATCTGGTCATCAACCCGACAGAATTTCGCTGAACTTAAATACAGCGAAATGCTTAATATCATCAATAAGGAAGATGCACCATTGGGTAAGTTCCCCGAGGGCAAAGCTTATTTCTCCATAAGCTCTAAGCTATTGCCCTGGGACAATGGATAATGAATTTGATCCTGAAACATTCTTTCAATCATTAAGAGATTACAAATTCCCTTCTTTGCGACCGCAACGGTCCAGAGTCGCTGTTTCTGACACAGAATGGTATCGAGCCGTCAGGCTTTATCATATCCCCGAAACAGATGCGGAAGCTCTTATGAGCGCCGCCCCTTTCGAAGAACCTTCTGCCTCTTGGGAAAGCGTCTACAGAGATGAAGGGGATTTAATAGATGCCGTGGAAGAGGTCTTTGACTCATTGACTGAGGACGAACAATGGCTTTACCACATCCTTGTAGATGTGGGCCTCTCCTTGCGCTTCGTTGCACGAGTACTGCACATACCCAAAACCACGTTGGCGCGCAGACGTGACGAACTGGCAGCTAAGATCCGTCGTAATCTCCTTCAGCATGAAGCTGTGTGGAGAAAACTCAAGGATTAATCTTCCAAATCCGATCTTGCTTTAATGCAAGAAGCAAGGAAACCTTGGAAACCGTTGAGCCACTGCATGAGGCTGCTCAAGGCAATTATGTTGCCGTCAACAGCATCATCCCAAGCGTCTAAAAGTTCTGAAACTTCTTCTGAAGAAAAAGTTAAGAGAACCCCAAGGTCGCCATTAACCCACTGGGCATGAGTGCCGTCCTGCATATCGAGGGTGCCACGAGACTCTAGAAGGGTTAGCTCAATCTCTTCTTCCATCTCTAAACCTTCTTCTGCCATCCAGTCTGCCCAGATGTCATCGAAAGCCTCGTCGTCCCCCACAGGTATCACCGAGCCAGACGTTGCTTGGCTAGCGACTTCAGAGCCGCTATGCCAGCCGCAGCCGCTGCAGATGCAGCAGCTTTGAAGCTTGATACGTCTGTGACAACAAGAATAGCGAGCCCTGCTTCGACCGCAGTCCAAACAGAACGCTCAATCCAATCGCCCCAGTCAAATGGTTTCTTGGCTGAACCTTCAGTCATTTCACTTCCCGAACGGGCGACCGCCCGAATGTTGGTTACCTAGTGCTGTGGAACGCAGAAACGAAGCTGCTTCTTTAGCTTTCATTCCCATCGCCTCAGCGTTATCGACAGAAGAAGAATCCTTCCACTGTTTACTTTCTTTAGGCATTGCTACCTCACTTCCTATAATAGAGCAACTTTGGCCCACTTACGCAAATAAGACATCCCAAGTTTGTACGCCTACGATCCCATCTGCTTTAAGAAACCCAAACTTTTTTTGAAATTCTTTGACGGCTCTGGCCGTATTTCGGCCAAATATGCCGTCAATACCACCAGGCTCATGCCCCAAGTCACTCAATCTCTGCTGTACGGCTCTCACGGCCTCACCACGGCTCCTACGACGAGCGGAGAGGGGGGAGTGTGACACTACCCCCTTTAGGCTATCTAAATGCGCTGTGATCGACGCCCAGTCGATCTGAGCCCAATCTCCTTCATCGACGGGCATCCCTGCGCGAAGCCAGTCATAAAGCCAATTACCAGGGCAAGTTGAATTACCCAAGTCTCTGTGTCCTTTAACCCAGAGTCCATGATCGTAACGTCCTTGGATATCATTTATAAGAGCCTTAATCGAAACCAAAGCCTCATTAGGAACTTTCGCTGCTCCCCAGCCCGTATAGCAAATAGCTTCAGTGCGACTGTTCCAACCTTTCGTAGCCCCAGACTGAATACCAGGGCCTCTCCCCTCGTAAACTACACCCTTCTCGTCTACAAGCCAGTTATATGCAATAGCATTCCAGCCCCGAGAATCCATGTGGAAACGCTCGTACTGCTTAACGGCAGTCACGCCAGAAGGGCCATTCTTTACACCGCTATGGTGCAAAACAATTCCCTTAACCCGCCAGCGTTTCAGCTTCGTGAAAGGTTTCTTTGGAGGTCGGGCTTCCCAGCCCGACCGAGAAATAATAGTCAGGCTCATATCAGACTCGCCTTGTTTCAATATCTAGGATGTCACGCATATCGTTCGCAAATTTCTTCTGATCCCGAATAAATTGCGAACGCTTTTCAAACGGATCATTAACCCTAAAACCGCCACCGAAAATAGTAGACACCCAAGTTGTCATAAGGCGACGCTGCTTAGCCTCTTCATTAGGCAACATTCTACGCATACGACCAAAGAAAGGAACGAACTGATCAACAGCATAAATATCGTTATCTTTCATAACCCACGTACCGTCTTTAGCTTTCTTGGCTTTACCCAAACCACCTAATATTGGCATTAGACCAGGAATTTTACCCCAAGAAGGAACTTGCTGATACCTTTCCATGAAAGGAATATCAGCGAAAGTCTGCTTAGTCGCCCACATTTCGGCAGGTAACTTGACCCAAGGAAATGCAGACTCCAAAGGTCCCCGAATAGGAGAAGTTGGTTCTTTCAAATACCTTTGGAAATCCCTGAAAGGAAGATCTGGAAGAGCGTACACACGCCCACCCTTGATCCCAGGAATCTTAAATGGCAACCTGATTCCCATATTCTCACCAAAATAATCAGGAACTAATCCCTGCTGAGGAGAATGAAGCTCAAGTTCTTTCTTGACTTGAAGCAAACGTCCCCAAGACTGAGGTTTACGTCCCATTGACTCCAACAACACAGGAATAACATTTTTTTGCCAAGTGTAGAAAGGAATCACATCTTTGATTCGCCGCTCCACATTTGTGATATCTCCGTAATCAAAATGATACTTGGTGATATTTCTGTAAGCGGAAGCAACATCTCCACCTTTGGCAAGAGTATCCATACCTACAGAGGCACGCAAAACAAACTCTGCACGCTCGTTCTGTGAACGGATAGCTCTAGACATTTTGAAATCAGCAGACCAAGGCTTCCATGTGCCTTCTGTCCAGCCTGCCCCCAAACCGCTTTGGGCGCCACCCAATTTGCCTTGCCTTCTTTGGTACGGTCGCAACACAGCGGCCTGATCAACATTGGTGATAATTTCAGACCATGATTGACCAGATCCGACAGAACCGCTTTCCATTAGTTCTAGCAAATCTCTAAAATCTTCTGCGCCTGCTTTGCGAGCACCACCCAGTCCAGAAATACCTTCTAAACGGACAGGACCGTCAGAAGCAGCTAGCTGACGCATACCTGCAAGAACATCCCCGTTGCCTGCTGAAGCCGCAGCTTTAGTCATGCCTATTACTTTGCTGTGGGTCCCAAACTCAACTCCAGCGACCATCGAGTTAATCCACATACCGCCCATAAGGTTGCGGATAATGAAACCTGGCGTGGTCACGGCTTGTGATTTCCACCAGTTCGCAAGTTGCCTATATCCCTTAAGGAACTTTCCAACTTCGTCAAAGTCGTGAAGCTTAGCCCCAGCCATGAGAGCTTCTTCAAACATTTGAAAACCAGTTTCGCTTAAACCGCCAGCAACGTAAGACTGACCACCAGGAGTTAAAGTTTGTTGCATCCCCCGATAAGAAAGCAAGAAATTAGACTGAGCTTCGCCATAAGCATCTAAAGCTTTGCTGTAGAGCCCTCGATCAGCAAGCACCCTCAGAATTGCTTCATCTGGAGTAGGGGCAGACCTAAAGAAATCTACAATAGAACCAGATTCTCTTAAGCTAGCAACCTCAGCTTCAAGCTGAAGTTTGCGAGCATCTGCTTCAGCTTTATGCAAAGCATAATTCTGGATATCGTCAGCTTGGTTAGCCCGAGCTTGATAAGCAGCTTGTTCGGCAACTTTAGCTTTCTGGACAGCCTCATCAATAAGATTCTGCTGAATGGCAATTTGCTCATTAATTTGATTCTTGACCTTTAGAAGATCTTCATGCTCTTGTCTCGCACCAACATAAAGATCAGGAGGTTCTATCCCTTCATCGGCGTAATACCGAAGTCGATCTATATCGAATTGTCTATGGGCATCATTCAAATCGCCTTCAACAACTCCACTCACCCAACGAGCAGCAGCAGTCTCACCTGGCGCAACCTTAGCGCCCTTACGGGCAGGTTCTGGTTTACCACCTTTAGTTCTAGGTTGAGCCCTAGTTTGGTACCTATGGGCAATATCTTCATCAGACATGCCTCGCTGTTTCCCCAACCAATAATCGCTCTTACCTTCAGCACCCTTTGGCCGACCTGTACCTGACCAACCGTATTTATTGGGACGACCACGGTTAGCTAATTGAATAAACCATTGCCGAGTTCCCTGAGTGGTATTGATATAAGCATCCAAGCGAGCCAAATCTTCATTAAGCCCCATCATCACTGGAGAAGCTTCAAGACTATTCCTTAAATTGGCTACACGCTCAACAACATCATCTAACTGATTAGTTACCAAAATCTGTTCAGCATTTAACTCATTAGATAAATTCCCCATCCGCTCAAAAAGATCAGCCCAAGTATTGCCCTTCTTCGTTTTGCGGATAGGTGACTCTTTCGGAACAGAAATCTTACGAACCCAATGACCATTCTCTTTCGAAGTCTGGCTTACAATCTGGCCCTTCTCATTCCGAAAGACACGAGGAACTTTGAAATATCCAAGTTCCTCATAAACATGATCCATCGCCGCTGTACGAGAATCAAATGTTCTACCAGAATGCTCAACCTGCCAAACAATCTTTTCTCCCGTCGAAGTGTAAACCTGCTCAACAACAATCGTAGAAGGCAAATCCATTTCAGTGAATTGCTCAATAGTTATTTTTTGAAAATTAGGAGACTCGATAGTTTCTTCATAATTGTAAGCAGCACGAGATTTAATCTCTTTTCCTTCAGCAAATTTTCCTCCCTCGCGACGTTGAACTAACTGCGGTTCCGCAGTCCCACGAGGCTGACGAAGCTGACGCATACGCTCAGGGGAAAGTCTCCTCTTAGGACGAAGTACCCCTTCTGCTGCAGTTTCTCCGCTAATAACTAATGGAAATTTTGGATCCTTAATATCATCACTTAACTTGACTAATGTTTCCATCATTTCGACAGTCTCATCGGCCAAAGCACTGGTATGTAAATTCCCAGTGACATAACGCATGAACTTTTCTAAGTCTGTAATCTCAGCGTCTAGCTTTGTTAAGAAATTCTGAAGATCAGTAGCATATCCACGGTCTTTAGTTGGGACTTCAAGCATGTCATCCCAAGCAACATTCCGAGGAGTAGCACCAACTTGGACGCCTTCCCTGTGGGCCATCCCAATAGTTTCTTGCAACTGATTCTGCGCTTGGCGCAACTTTGCAAGCTTCTGGGCTAAAGGCTCAATAAACTCAACAATCTCTTCAAGAATTTCAGCTTCTAAAGCAGCTTCCTTGGAGCTTCTTGTCGCCATTTTGCCGTCAAGAAGATCCAATAGATACTGTTTAGCTTTAGGGCTAAATCCAGCTACACCAGCTATTTCTTCAAACTCGTTAAGAACAGTTTGGACATCAGTCAACTGGTTATTCAAGCGTACAAGGACAGCCCCAGCAGCTTGAGAAACCTCATCTACCTGATCTAAAGAAGCAACAGCAGTCTCTCGAAGCTTCTCTATATCCTCATTAGAACTAAGAATATCTTTTTGAAATTTTCCGCGTTCTTTATTGATGGCCTTAATTAGATCTTCTAATTGATTAACGACATCGGTGTCATACTTAAAAGCAATGCCATCCGCCTGCATCGTTCCTCTTTGAAGAATTGCAGAATTTTCTAGCTCATTAATCCAGCGTTGATGGCGAGCCCGTGACTTCATTACCTTCCCGTAACGATCAGCCACATCCCAAAATTGTTCAGAGTACATGGACCTGAACTCTGGACCCACGACATCTTTACCAATAACTCGCATCTGATCCACAATGCTTAAACCTTGCGGATGCTCAGCAGGTGAAACCAAAAGCTTCCCTAAGAAAGTTTCTCCTGGCTTATACTCACGCAACTTAGTTGGACTACCTCGCAAACCTTGAGTATGTCGTGCATCTGCAGGCGGAGTCCAGCGTCCTTTGTCTACAATCTTTTTTCCTATTTCCGTTTCTAAATCTATGAAACGGGCAACATAGAAATCGTCAAGCATTTCATCGATGCTTCCAAAACCCTCTTCGCCTTCTCGGGCTAAAGCCGCATTGAAATCTTTCCTGACACCTTCCCAAAATTCTTTAATCTTAATTTGCGCTTCCCACTTAGAAGGAAGAACTTCACCTTGCCCTGGACCAAATACCTCTTCAAGCCCAGCTAATCGACGTGCCTCAGGAGTCATATTGGCAGCATCGTCGATCTGGCCCCAACGCATCATATCCTCAGGGGTGATCTCATCTCTACCAGCAGCAACAAGACTTTCATTAATCTCGTCTATCGTTTGACGTAAACCAGCAACCCGTTCACCAAACTGAACACCAAAAGTTCTTTCAGCAGTTAAAGCTGTTTGCAAATTATCCCACATAGCCAGACCAACAAGCCTGTCCTCATCTGTAAGATTTTTAGCTCGCAAACCCGTACCACGCATCATGCGTTTTACAGCACCGCTTTCACCAGAAGCAAAAGCTTTGTGCATATCGTCCATGAAAGGAGTACGAACCATAGCGGTTCCCCACAACCTGCCAGGGCCCAAAGCAACCTTAGTAGCTAAACCATAAGTCCCAGGAATAAGAACCCCAGGGACATCAACAGCCATTTGATTAGCCATCTTTGCGGCTTGGCGAACACTCTTCATGGTTGCCGCATCTGCCAGATTGTCTATGTTTTCGCCCCGCTTAAGACGATACATAGCTTTCTGAACAAGGTCACGATTCTTCTGCGCCTTAGCAGTATTGCTCCAAAGATCGAAACCTGCATCATCAATCATAAACTTAGGAAGCTGCTTGATCCGCCTCGGATCTAAAACCTTAGAAAGCAAACCACCCAACACTCGATCCAAAGGACGTTCAACGACTTTACGTCCAACACGACCTGTCAAAGGCACACTAAACGTCATACCCTTTGCTACATCAAAGCCCATCTCTTCAAGAATCTTTTTAGGAGCAGCTTGAATAGCATTATTTTTCACAACAGCAGCGGCAGCAGCATTATATTCATCCGCTTTAGCAGCATGTTTCGCAGCACCCGCCGCATCTCCAGCTTTATCTGCAGCATAAGCAGCTTTGCTTGAAGCCTTCGCTACATTCTGCATCTTTACAGCAACACCCTTGGCCCCAATCGTGCCACGGGCAAGCATCCCTGCAGCCTTCAAAGGAGACAAAGCATAAGTAACAGGATCCAACAAAATGTCGATAGGCAAACCAAGAGCTATATCCCAGCCAGTGCCAGTCCCCCAGCCTTCATCTTGCAAAAGGTCACCAAACATATAATTATCAGAAGTTTGGTTCCACCAGTCTTTCCCAGAAAAACCTTCACCCTGCACAAGGTCCGTAACCTCTTTGACAGTAGACATAATTGCGGCTCTAGGCGTATCTATAATGTCAATAACTTGACCAAGGGGACCCAAAAACCCATCGCCCCCAACAGGGCGAGGGGTTGGCAGATTTAATTCTAGACCCCACGGATTAGTGGGATCATGCGTTCCCAACATAGGAGTATCTGGACTTAAATCTATATGCCCAGAATCAGGAGATAGATCTAAACCAGGCGCAGATTTAAGTGCGGCCAATATATCTTTTCTGTCGGCCATAGCTTCCTAGGCGTTTCTGTCCATCTGCAAATAAGTTTCAATAATTTGATTTAGTTCCCCTATATCCTTATAACTAACTGGGAAAGGATATTCGAATCCTTCTGGATGAATAGCTGTGGCACCCAAAGGCCGATCAGTGTCAGGCAAAGACGGAATCAAAGGTGTCCGCGCAAACAAGTCATCTGTAATCCCAACTTGGTCCGCAGCCATCCACTGCTTTGAAGAAGTATTTGTCATCGCTCCCAAAATTTGGTAAGCCTGCATAGCAGCCAAACTTTTATCCAAAGCTGCTTCTTCCGCAGCATTCAAAGCCATACTTGCTTGCTCAACACCAATCTTATTCATCAGCAACTCTCGATCAATTTGCTGAATATTTGACTTGTACTGAAGCTGCGCTTGTAACCCTAATTGAGAAACCGTGTTAGCAAGATTACGAGCCTCGGCGGCCATACCTTGATTCACGCGAGCATTAGCCATCCCGTGAGCCATTTTCATAATGGCACCCATTTCATTAGCGAAACGAGCACCATTCATTGCCTGCGAAGTCAACAACGCAGCAGTTTCGGCCCCAGCACCAGCAGTCCACCGTTGCGGATCAATACCCCAAGTTCCTAAACGAGCATCTGCAGCTTCCTGGGTATCTTCCATGCCTTGTATAGCATTTTGAAACTCTGCCTCAAATCGGAGATCATTCTTAGCTTCTCGGCCATCGACTCCAAAACTATTTTCCCACATATCGTCAAGTTGACGATTGATAACATCAGTGTCGGATTGAATTTGGTTAGCGCCCCGAGTACCAGAATCCCCTATGTAAGCCTGGATTGTGTCAAAATAACTTTTTGCTGCTTCTGAATCAGAACTATGTAACTGATCGTAAAGAGCAAGCAAATCATCAAAACGACCCCGAACATTATCCTCAGATAAATAGAAACCTGGTTCTTGCCATTCGGGATTAACCGCAGTGCTAGAACCATGCCCAGACTTGAATTGCCCTGAGCCCCAAGGACCCATAAACGGGCCATCAGCGCCTTCTTTGTATCCTTGTATCCTTAGATTCTGCTCAGCTTTAGCTAACTCATCTCTCCCAGGACCATGCGGCCCCCTAGGAGGACCAGTTCGTTCTGGGTAATCCCCAAACAAAAATTGGTCTAAATCATCTAAAGCCGCTTGCGGGGCATCCATTAGCCCTTGCAAACCATCACCTAGATCAGACCAAAGATTGCCTACGGCACCGCCCCCGTCATTAAAACCTAGTGTGCCTTTCAAAGACAACGGATCAGTATTGCCTGTTAGTTCTCTAAAAGCAGCAAGCTCTTTTTGTTCTTCTGGCGATAAAGCTGAATCTGGAATAGTTTTTGGTTGTCCGTTACTCATATCAGTCCCTAATCCTTAAACATGCTTTGAATTAAAGAGTTCATATAAGCATCCCCATATTTATTCATCATGTTGTCACCCACAGGTGTAAAGCCACCGTCTAGCCCAGGAATAGAGATAGCAGATGCTTTCGCTGCTGAAGCTAAAGCATCAGAAATGGCATTCTCACGGATAGTCTCATCGAAAGTATGCCCTGCAGCACGATCAGAGAAGCCAAGATCCTGCAGCGCACGTTGTAACTTATGACGCTGTTCTAACTCGTCACGAATAACTTGACTCTCGAACTCGCCCATACCGCGATCAAACTGGCCGCTATTTAACATCCCGCGACGATTAAAACCACCAGGAATCTGGCGACGCATACGATCCGCTTGGCGTCGATATCTATCAATCATCAAAGCAAAATCTTCTAATCTGCGAGAACGCTGCAACTCATTCGCATTCAAAGAACCACGAAGCTGCACTAACGCATTCTGCAAAGTTCTCATATCACCGAACTGGCGCCCACCAGACATCAAGTCGGCTTCTATGGCGTCTAAGACACTACCCCCAGTGGTGTCGTCGCCACCAGTGTCGCTAGTAGCACTACCAGTAGCAACAGGGTTATCGAAAGCGTAAGACTCCAAATCAGTCATCGAAGGGCCACCCTGCCCAAGACTAGTAGGAGTACGCTGAGCGACACCAAAATCTATAGCAGCATCTAAACCAGGGGTAGAACTTGTGCGATACTTATCGCCATATGCCCAGGGATTCTGGCGCATATGGTCACCCAAAGCATTCTTTGCTTTATTATCAGCAATCAACTGAGCTATCGCAGCCTTATTCTCTGCACGTCGAGAAGCGGAACCAGTATTCCCACCATACTGGCCCGTCAAACCCTCAAGACTACCCAAAGCAGCACTACTATTGGCACCTTTGCCTGTAAACGCAGGCGGGAACTTGGGAGCATCACGCTCCCCAGCATCAACAACATTAGCCCCACGCTTAGTCGCACCCATAACCCCAGTACGACCATCAAGGTTAGGAACAGTATAAGATGAATTAGAAAGATTACGGTTCTTGCGAGCCCTCGTTCTATTAGCTATATGCGGATCAACAAGTCTAATTCCCACCGTGGCCTCCTACTATTCAGTACTTTCCGTCCCACATTTATCGCAGTCACACGAACATTGAGCCGCTTCAAGCTGGGCAATGTGAACTCGCATCAAAGCAATTTCCCATTCCAGCTTCCCACGCTCACTCAAAGAAGCAATAACTTCTTCGATACCTACGTCAGCGCTCATACCGCTGGTGCTGGCTCTGGCGCAACAGGCGCAGGCCCCACAAGAGCCGTAACCTCATCTTCGCTTAACCCAAGATCAAGAAGTTTTTGACGACCATTTTGGGCGTCTACTCGTTCTTTCTCTCTGGCTTTCATTTCTTCTTCAGCGTTATGCTCCGCCTCAATGCGAATAGCATTTTCTTCTTCTGTCATTTCGCGAACAGTTGTTTCACCTGTCGCGCAATCATAAATAGTAATAGTTGGCATATTCGCTCCTAGCTTCCTCCAACCCAGTTTTCCCTACCCATGCGATAGCAGAACCATTCACCTCGACACTGATACCCAGTTGTTATATAAATACCGTCTAAGTTGTAATAGTTGTTTGAACCGCCGCCACCGTTGTAGTAGCGCCCTGAATACTGTTCAGAGGTATCAGTAGTCGAAGTGGAGAACCCGTTTGTAGCGGCAGCCGTTTTTATCTTAAAGGAAGGCATTTTGTTAGTGTTTTGGTAGTAAGCGTCGATAACAAAGTTGGTCCAAACACCACGCCGTGGCGAATCTGAAGCAACCGTGTTCCCGTCTACGTCGGTAACGTCACTTCCCCAGTTGTATTGACCACTACCGTTGTACTTTGACGGGTACATCCCTTCGCCAATCTGGATATAGGAGTAGCCGTTGCCACCCCCATAGGTACCAGTTTGCTGTATCGTATTTGAATAGGTTGTGCTACTTGCAGTGCTGTACGTGGCGTATTGGTCATAGTTGCCAGTTGAATACGCATAAAAGTTTATGTGAGATCCCGAAAACTGTGAGACTGTTGTGTCAAAATACAGTTTCCCCACAATCCTGTACCCAGGAAAATCACCGTAACTTGTATTAGCGACATGTTGCCCCTCATCATTAAAAATTTGGACACTAGTCAAGTTGCTTATGCCAAAACTTGTTGACCAACTGTTGATTTGTTGATGCCCGATTAAGGCCATGTTTTGTTGTGCCATGTTTATCCCGCATTTCCCGTATTCACGGTAGATGAGTTCCCCATGCCATAAGCAGTGAAACTAGACAAAGTTCCAAATTTTTGAGCGCCACCAGCAGTGTCACAACCAGCACCTATGCGGATACTGTCAAACGGTCCCATCGCTGTAGGGGCAGACGTAGAAGTCTGTCCACACAAGTGAGCGGCCCCTTGCATTAACGGCGTACCATTGTAGCTTCCCGTATCAGGTGGGCCTTGACCGCCGTACCACATCACAGTCTTGACTTGG